ATCTATACAGGCGTGTACTGTATCCCTAAGTTTTGTTCCGTTTGCAATATAACTTTGCACTGCATCTGAAATAATGTTAGACTCTGGGTTTTTACTAAGTACGCTGCTAAGAGCACTTCCTGTTTCGGAATATATGCCTTTGCACTTACAGTTACCGTCTTCTTTAACTGCTATGTAGTTATTAACATCTCTAGAATGAATTGATCTATATCTTGTTTCTTCAGTGGTAAAACCTGTTCGCTTTTCCCAAGCATTGATAATGTTTTCAAATGCGGTGTATCTTGCTTTAGGTACGACTGTTACAATTCCATCTGTGTTTGCCGATATGACGTTAAAGCCATTTAATTCAAGCTCCTCAATTTGCATTAGCAGATAAAGCTGGCCACTTACTGTAACTTGAGTAAGAAGATCAGGAGCATAAAGCTTGCTGAACATGCTTCCAAGCTTTCCAAAACTTCCATTGACAACGATCTTAAGAGCATCGGCAAAGATTTTATTGCCCGCTGCTTTTGCTCTAAGACGCCTAAGAACAATTGACCTATAAACGTCTAAGAAACGTTCGCCAAGGTGAGTTGGATAAAGCTGCTGATTAAGAATAATAAAAGGATAGTAACTAGCAACATCTCTATCAACAATGAAATTTTCATTAGACGAATAATAGGATGCTGACTTTTCGCAGGAATGCAATCCGCCATTACCCATCCTATAAGTAGAACGCCCAATGTTAATGTTGAGACTGGCAATGATCTCAGGTGTAGTTGTAGCGCCCTTGGCAGAAATGACAAATTCGGCATTTCTAATTACCTCTAAAACATGTTGAAGCTTCGGAGTTTTAAAGCTAATATTGTCAGGAACTTTGTATTTAATAACAGTACCAAAATCCCATTTGGGGGCTTTGCCCACACGAATACCGGCTTGGCGAAGTTCACTAACAATAACAGTTTCGGCAATTTGAGCATCTGACTTGGATCGCAAATCCATTCCGTATTGCGAACCAAGTTCTTCACGAAGCTTGATATAAGGTTCAAGCTCATTATAAAGAAGCATGGTAACGTCAAGATCGTTGATGTTATAATCTCTGACGTTGATAGCTTCTGTGTAAGACAAATCCTTCATATGATAATATGGCAATTCTTGGATTTGTTGGCAGTGCATTCTACCTCCGTAAATCTTAAGACTTGCTTCAAGCGGTGCAACTTCAATCAAATCAATGTGATTGCAATTTGAAAGAGGACCAACAAAAGTAGGATAATCTTTATTGATAATTCTATTAGACACGTCTTTAAGTGCCGAAGTATTTAAGCCTTCAAGGGCTGCGCCAGTTAAAGGAAAGTCATAGTTAATAGAATTAAATCCAATAATGGTAAATCTGTGAAGCATATAGTTTAGCAAGTCACGCCAAACTTCAAAAGTTAAGAGAGTACTATTAATTTTATATCCGTCTGGATCAAGTTCAAAATAAATAACTTTCTTGTCTTCAAAGCTTCTAAAAGAACCTAGCCAGTAGTTTGGATAGCATTCAACGTCATAGGCGAAGCGGGCCTTATGAATGGCGAATAGCTCAGTAGGGCTCAGGGTCGCATACGCGGGCGCTGGCGGGATTTGTGCAGCTTCTAGGGTAGGAGTGGCTCGCCCCATACGGCGAGCCCTCCGCTGACGATCTGGACGGCTGGCGGCAAACTCAATGGCCATTACATTTCCCTTGTAATAGTAATCTCAAAAGTTTTAATGCCGCCGTAGTATTTGCTAGCGAAAGAAAGCTTCCAGCCGCTAAGCTTTAGCAAATCTTTCAGATGCAGCAAAATTAGTTCAATCGTTGCCGACTTCATTTACAATCGCTCCAATAATAACACCTCGCATATTATTACCGAAAAAGAAAACTCTATCGGTGTAAGTAGTAAGGTCAACTGTGGAAACAAAAGGAGCAATTAGTTTTGCCCTTTCAACGTTAAGGCAAATTACGTTTGAAGCCATACCTTCAACTTCGTATTGTGCTCCTGTATTATCTTTAAGGTTTGTAGAAACAAAACCATCTTTAAGATAGATAAAGCCGTTTTCCGAAAACTCGCCAGCTTTTTCAATGCCTTCAAATAGTGTGGGCATTACAGGAACTTGATTGCTAGGAACATCAATAACTTGTTGGAAAGTAGGGTATTCGTCTGCATACAATTGAGTTTTAACCCAAGCACCGCCTTCAAACCAAAAAGTAATAGACTTTTCAGAGTTCCAACCAAAACCAACAAGAGGCGCTTTGTTAGAAACAACTGCTTTGACAAAAATCTTAGGAACAACAAGATTTGGCGGCAAGCTAATGCCGTGCCAATATTGCATAAGAACTTTTGTGTCAGTAGCTGTAACTACGTTAGCTTCAAGTAGAACAGAAGCTTTAAAAGCTTGGTCTGAATTTTCATCTGCAATCTTGCCAACACAAGCAAAGGCGTGCTTAAGCCTATCATCAATAGGCGCTATCATAGGATCAGGCACAGTACCTGGATATTCTTCAGCTTCCAAGCAAGGAACAAGAACACGAAGCTTTCCACCTTTAATTGAAATTCGGTTAGTTTCAAGTTCAGTTATTGAAAATGTGTCGCCACACTGCTTAAGAGCTTTCTTAAGAATTTCGTAATTGGGAACAAGAGCAATTTGTTCTTCAACAGGATAGCCAGCGGTAACTACACCATCTGTCATTTTAACATAATCATCTTCGAAGATACAGAAGCTATTGCTACTAAAGCCTCTGTCTTCAGAAGCTACGCCAATGAAAGCAAGAGCTTCGTAAAGCTGTGAGTTCTTCTTAGGCTTTGCAACTACAGTTTTCTTAGCTGCGTTAGTTGATCCTCTAGGGCGTCCCATTTTAAATCTCTCCAATTCTTCAGGAAGTAAGTGATTAGGATAGAGCTTTGCATATTCACACCCACATGTACCATATTGCCCTTTGTGAAAGGTACGGTACAAGTTGTACTTAATTAGTATGTCTAGGTCTTTAGTCATTAGAACGGTATCAAATCTGTGTGCTGTTCGCAACCGACAACTATAACTTCAGGAGGCGGCAAAGCTCTAGCCAAAGAACAGCCTTCCGGTAAGTTATTAATACCTCTTTGCCAATGTTCGCAATTTAAACAATTTCGAAAAATACCTGCATCTAATAGAGTTTCTACTAGAACTATCAAAGTTCTTTGTCTAGCTTCGTACAAGTATTTTTCGCGCATGTTCATTTGCTATTGTTTCAAAGCTTAATTGCTGCAATGGTGTCGTTTTCTAAATCACGAAACTTAATTTCTACAGTGTTTGGATCAACTTCAAGAACTTTACGTTCAGCTTCAAGATCACGATTAATAGCGGCTTCAGAAGTAAACTTTTCAGGATACCTCTTGGCAAGCTTCGTAATATTACGTTCCATTTCTTCTTCAACAGTAGTTCCCAAAGCGGAACAAGCAATAGCTACATACCAAAGAAGATCGCCAATTTCTTCTTTAAGATTAGTTTTGTCAATTGGCTTATTATAAAACAAAAACTTCTTTATTGGATCAATAAATTCAGCCGCTTCTGTAGCCATGCCAATTCCAGCATGAAGCAGACGATTGTTGTTATTGCTATCTCCAAAAAATCCACGAAGTGGGGCTTCGGCACTTTCAGTGCGCAAAGCTAGATTTTGATAAGTATTTGCATCCATGTTCAAAACTCCTGTGATAGAACTTGAGGATGGGGATTTCTATTAAGCCAAACCTTAATAGTCTTTGGAGCACGAAGGTAAGAAACAAGGTTTAAAACATCTGCATTGGTAAGATGTTCCGGCGGTTCGCCGTATATTTGTCTAAACCAATCTCTTCCTTGATGCTTAGTGAACTGTTTAGGACCTTCAACAGATTTCCAATCATAGAAGGTGCGCAAACCACAGTAATAACTGATCTTGATAGACTTGTTGCCTGTTTTGCTAGTGTGGGCAGTATAAACAACCCTGTTAACTTTAATGTCTTCCACTAATGGAAGCTCCGACTTCATTACTTCGGCTCTAGAAGCTTCAGTAGTAAGAATTGGAGAAAAGTCAAACTCCAAGCCGCAAGCTATACATTGCCGAACAGTGGCGTGGTTGTACACGCCACAACTAGGACATATTCTAGTAGGAGCAGGGCCGCCGCCGCTTTCCCCTTTTTTTCTAGGAATTAAAGGATCATTAATTGGTCCGAGTCTGCGGGTATTGCCTGCAAAATCAAGTATAAGACCATTATACTTAATATAACCATTTTCTTTAAAAGGTCTGGTGAGACGGCCATATTTTTGAACGTGCTTTCCTGTTGACATTGTTGGCTGTAGATCAGCACAAATATCAAGCATAGGACTATCAACGCCAGTAGTGAGCATGTTCATGTTTACAGCATGTTTTACTCTACCTAGTTTCCAGTCTTCCAATGCTTTGTCGTTTTGTTTATCCGTACGCTTGGAATGAAGAATTGCGGCAGGAACATTGAAAACATCATTTATCATTTCCCAAATATGCTCAGCATGTTTAACGCCAGAAGCAAATACAATGCCAGAACGTCTATCTTCAGAATACTGCAAATATTGAGACAAAGCAGCTTGATTAACATCTGATTTATCTACAGCTTCTTCAAGTTCACCTTGCTTGTATTCACCTTTGGAAAATCCTACTCCTGAAACATCAAGCTGAACAGCAAGACGGCTAGGAATAATAAGAGGGCAAATATAGCCTTCGGCAATTAGACGGCCAAAGCCTTCAAGATTACATTGGTTATAAACAATATCAGTAAAAATACTGCCATTGGTCATAAGACCAAGACCCATACGATAAGGAGTGGCAGTAAGGCCAATAACTTTAAGAAAAGGATTTCTAAGCCTAAGTTCATTGATAAATTGAATATAACGTCCTTCGTCACCTAAAAGGTGCGCTTCGTCAATTATCAAGAAATCAACTTTTCCAAAAATTAGTTTTCCGGCCATAGATTGAATACCGCCAAATATAATTGGCTGATAATAATCTCTTTGGTTAAGACCCGCTGAAAATATGCCCACAGGTGCAAGAGGCCATACTTCAAGTAGCTTTTTGGCGTTCTGCTTTATCAACTCTTTAACGTGAGTTGCCATAATGACACGAGTATTTGGAACAAGCTCAAAGCAGCGTTGAATGAACTTCGCGATAACAACGCTCTTGCCTGTACCTGTGGGTAAACAGATAAGCGGGTTCTTTTGAACTGGATTGCCTTTGTCATCAAGTGGCCTGGGAACGCCATAGTATTCAAACAGGCGCTCTATAGGTTCTGCTTGATACCAACGTTCTTCAAAAACCTTCATTGTGCACACCTCTGATTTTT